CACCTCGCGATACCGCTTCGCCACCTCATGGTCAAAGATTACAATATCGGCCCCGACGATACCGTAATCCTCGAACCACGAAGTGCGGCCTATTAAGCCTGCACAGTACTGAACGATGGCATGGTGTGCCAGCGCGAGTAATGCCCAAGAAGAATAAGCCCCCATAGGCTGGCCTACTGCATACATCCGAGATAACCAAAGCCCATCCGGACGGAGTCCCTCTTCCCTACTCCATACAGAATCTCTGTCCCACCATTTACGGGCGGTTAGGAGATGCTTCCAGAGAGTTGCTTCCTCAAATCCGATGATATGAGAAAGTAACTCTTGGTACAGGTGCACTGGCATCCTGTCAGTCGCAGCAGACAAGTCATATGAGTAAACGGTAAATTCCTTACCATGCTCACCCAACCTGAGAAGAATCGAATCTTTCAGGCGGGTTACACAGGCTTCCTGGTCAAAGGTACCATCCTGAGGGATGGTACGTAACGTGTCAAACACAAGATTATGGACAGGCTTCATAAGAAGCTGTGTCCAATAATCTGTGATGGCCACAATACGCACCTTCCCGGCAGGCTCCTCAATACGATGGAGTCTGCTAAGCCAGGAGGTAACCCCAGACAGCGCGGTCCAAGATGGAAATAGTATCCAATGGACAAAGGCAAAGAACCTGATCTGCATCATAAACCAGATTCTGTACCGTCGCCCATAGACTGCACCAGCGTACTCCTCCTGGAATAGACGGATAGTGTTGTGCACACCAGAGACCAGCGAAGCTGCATCTCTAATGGCAGAAACACTACCCATCATCCCATGAGGACCCACGCTGGTACTTAACCACAGTCGGGGTCTTTTAAGCTTCCCTATCTGCAGTTGGCTGAGAAAACGCCCCACGGTGTCCGAGAACCCTAACAGATGGTCACTCTCTCCAGAGTAGCCATCGGTTATGGTCTCGACCTTGACGTTAGGAGGGACAACTAGTCCCCGATAAAGTCCTAGGAGCGTCAGAGTGAGCATAATGCCCACCCTGTCGCCACCGCGGATCCGCTTTCTCAGGTCCGCCGGTAAGAGAGATGGTAAACCCTTTCTTAAACCGACGAATGGCGGACTAATGGTATTACGAAGAGCCCCACCAGAGCAAAAGTGCTCAACCACCCTCTTACACTCTTTCAAGTATAAGACAGTGAATTCAGCACCGTTGTTCCGGTAGAGGGAGCGAATTGACCGACCGAGGTCGGACAATGCGCTCACACCAAATAGGAGCACCAAGAAGTCAGTTAACTTCTTGATGCCTCCTCCGGCAATTAACCAGTTGTTTACTTGATTTAACATGATGTTAGATTAAGAGCAATTTGTCACTCCCTCTAGTGACTTAATGGTTAGCTGCTGTAGAAAGCGTTCTACTGTTATAGAGGCGACATCCTCTACGCAGGACACTAAGCCACGTCAAGGGGACGTGGTCTGGAGGTCGGTACCGAACCGGTCGCGGGAGGGGGCCAGAGGACACTTAACGTGAGGTACACGGAACCTAAACCGTCAAGGCATAGCCGGGGGCCCATCGCGACGCGCCTCAGCACCTGAGGC